AGCGTCCCACCGTGGATTCTACCTTATCGACCGTGGACTGTACCTCGGAGATGGTGGTGATCATGCTGGACTTGCTCTGACCGAGGGAAATGCTATTGTACCGCTCGGCGAGGGTGTCGTACACAGTCTCAATGACCATAGCCGACACGCTGACACCCAACAGCGAGTGCCGGATGGTGACAGTGTCACAAAGGTTGACCCGCTCCAAGAGCGCCGAATATTCCGGCTGCTTCCAAAGCGGCTCAAAGGACACCTTCACCGTGGGAATGGTCGCTCCCAGCGGATTGGCCTTGATGTAGCTGTTGGCTTTGGCTCTGAGGGCTTCTTCGGTCACAACTCCGTCAAACTGGTCGGAGAAATCCATGATGAGCGTTTTTGCCCGGACGATCTCCGAAGTCATAATGGGGAGCGTGACCTCCGGCAGCGTGACCACCGTTTCGATGTCCGATCCTTCCGGCGTGTATACGGCATACGGGAGCAATGCGGTATACACGCCGCTGTTGTCCTCGTCCTGCTCCAAGGCGGTGAGGTTCTTGCCGTATTCAATGACCACGCCGGTCTTCTGCCCACGGTGCGAATGGAACTTTACCGTGAAGTTGTCCCATTCAAACTCACCATACCATTTGGAGAGCATGGAGCCTTCCGTGCCGCCGAGGCAGGCTCTGACGCTTTTCGGCTGCGTGACGGAAAACGCCTTTGCATCCGAGTAGTCCGTCCAGCCCGTGAAGCGTGTATCTCCGGCAAGGAGCTGCGAGAGAATGAGCTGTGGAGAGCGGCCCTCCGTCGAAAACGGCAGCACGGGAACATTGGCAAGGTCATACGAAATATGCTGACCGTAGATCGTGACGATGCCGTTTAAGGGTTTCGTGATGCGGTAAATGCGGAATGCCTGGTCGGCGGCGGTGTCGTTGGGTTTTGCCTTGATGATGCACTCCTTGGTGATTAGCCCATAATGCTGACCGCTCACCGGGTATTTGAGTAAGCACTCGAACACACCGTTTCGCTCTTCAGTGACTTCGCAGGAAATGGTGTCCGTCAGCACGCCAAGGCCGAATGAGGAAAAGTCCGTGGTGTTTGCGTCGTAGAGTACAGGGATCATGAAAGCCACCTCCTTCCGGGCATAAAAATACCACCGGGGATTTCTCCCTGGTGGTGTGATAAAGCGATTTATTTATTGTTTGATAAACCGGAAATTGTCGGAATAAAATTCCACTATCTTGCGCCGTGAGCAAGACTGTTCGGTCGCTCAAATATGAAGCTATCAGAATGTTTGTACCGAAATCCCATTCGGTTACTTCGCACCGGTCAGCAGTTTGTCCAGCGGGATTCTTTCCGGGTATTTTCCTTCGGTCAGAATATCGCTTAAATATTTGTTGTCCAGAATCATATCGTCCCGGATAAGCTGCCAGTTCGCCTTTTTTCTGAAAAACACCTTGAAGATCAGGAAATTCATAATCGCCCCGATTACTGGTGTGGTCATGCCGAAAGCCTCTGTATGAGAGAAATAGCATCCTGTTTCGGTTCTTTTCCCTTCAAAGGTGATGAACGCCGTCTTCTTGTCGCTCTGGAATACAATGCGGAAGTGGTTCTCGTCCTGTTCGCATTCCGTAATCGTGCCGGTCACATCATAGTCCAGCCCCATGACGATCTCGCGGAAGCGGATCTTGCTTCCTGCGTTATAGTTTCCGTTATAGAGATTGCATTCGATGTGGTAGGGACTCCATTTCACAAACTCTTCTTCAAAGTTAGCAGTCCATGCCTCCATTTTTTCATAAGGCGCCGGAATCTCTATCTGCTCTGTAAGAATAACCATTTTTCTGTTCCTCGTTTCTGTCAAAGCGGCATCGGCGCTCCTGCAATCACAATGACTACGACAATTCCGATGACCGCTGCGATTTTTTGCTGAATTTGGTCAATGTTATGAATGAAATTTTATCAGAATTACAAATCTCGATTTATCGTTCTCATTAAAACATTATACCATGTATTTTTGAATTTTTCAACCGCCCACAGCTGATAACAGCTTTACAGACAGCACCACCTCGGAATGACCTCGATCCGCTGCACATTTCCTGCACAGGCGATGGTGGTCGTTCCCGGCTTGAGCATAGGAAAGCCGTCGCCGGTAACGGTATCATTTTTGAGGGTGGTATCCTTAAAGCAATTCATGAGTTCGCTGTCGATTTCGATGCACTCATCGACCTCTGAAATCGTCCACAGGCTCGCACCTTCGCCTTCCGGCTGAACCACGAGCCGAATCAGACCGCTACCATAGATTTTCATATACGGTCGGCTCTCAAAAGCAGTCGGATTGGTAATCGTCAGCTCAGAACTGTCAGCCGACACCGTTTCCTGTCCCGCAAAGCTGTATTTATAAGGTTTGCAGTTGAAGGTCACGGTGAAGCAGCCGATTTTGTTCAGCTGCTCCTCAATGTCCAGATTGCCGGAGATGACACCGTAGCGGAAATACTCCGCATCGTAGGAGTCGGTGATTTCGTGGTATCTGTCCGGCTCGGAATAAAGCCAGCCCTTAATGTCCCGCAGGACAGCGGCAAGTGCGGCTATATTCTTCCGAGCGAGGAACACTGTGTAGGTCACCTTGATGTTGGCAAAGCGGCGGTTCGGGTTGATGATGTCGCCGCTCCTGCCGGGAATGGAAATGAACTCCGCATCGTATTCCGGTGCGGAGAACACATCCTTTGTCTCAATATGCAGGCCGAAATCAGCGGAACTGCGGCCGTTGTAGGTGAAATAGCTCATGCGAATACTACTCCTTTCCGCTGGGCGAACTGGTTCGCCGTTTCCATGACTTCGTTGGTAAGCTGACGGATGTCCTCGCTGCTATAGTTATTGAAGTTCGTAATGTTCAGGGCAATGGTGAAAGCAGACGCCGCCTTGTCGACCACGCCGTCAACAGCGGATCGGATCGAGCCGTTCACGTCAAAGTCGGTTGGCAGAGCCGTTTGCATATCGTGAGCGAGGTCGCCCATGACGCCGTTGATGTCCTCTGCCATTCCTTCTGCGGCTTTGACCGCTTCATCACCGTTATCTTCAATGGAGCCGGACAAGCCTTTGACCAGCATTTCACCGACCCATGCCATCTCCTTCGAGGGCGAATGGATGCCGAAGAAATCACAGATACCGTCCCAGATGGAGGAGATCCACCCGGACACCTTGTCCCACAGCCACGAGGCAAGCTGGGTAATGCCGCTCCACAGTCCCTTGACGATGTTGCCGCCGATCTCCACGATCTTATACATCAGAGAGCCGAAGGCCTTCACGATACCCGTAATGATCTGCGGCACGGCCTTGACGATCTCCACGATAATGGTGGGCAGATTTTCAATCAGGGCAACGAACAACTGCACACCTGCCATGATGATTTTATCGATGTTTCCGACCAGAGCATTGACAATGCCGGAGATGATTTGCGGAATCGCCTGTACGATGGTCGTAATGATTTGCGGCAAAGCCTGTATCAGCGAGATCAGCAGGTCGATGCCCGCTTGGATGATTTGTGGAATGGCGTTAAGCACGGCGGTAATAATGCCGTCAATGATTTTCGGGATAGCTTCCACGATTGCCATAATGATATCCGGCAAGGCAGTCACCAGCGAAGTCAGAAGCTGGATGCCTGTTTCAATGATCTGCGGGATGGAGTCCAGTAAAAAGGTAATGATGCCGTTGATGATCTCCGGCAGAGCGGCGATTAACACGGGTATTGCATCCAAGAGTCCCTGCGCCAGTCCCGTGATAAGTTGTAAGGCTGCGTCAAGGAGCATCGGCAGACTGTCCACCAGACCTTGCACGATGGTGACGATAGCCTGCACCGCTGCCGGGATGAGCGTAGGCAGTGCATCCGCAATGCCTGTCACCAGCGTGGACACCAACTGAACCGCTGCCTCGATAAGCAGGGGCAGATTCTCAATCAGCGTGTTCACGATGGTCATAAGTGCGGACACCGCCGCCGGGATAAGCTGCGGAAGCAAAGACAGCAGCGTTTCCAGCACCTGCGAGAATAGCTCAGTGACCGCTTCCAGCAGTGTGGGCAGCAGTTCACCCACAGCCGTCAGCAGAGCGTCCAGTGCCGTGGGCAGAGCCGCCACGATGTTCTCGATGACCGGGGTGATGTTTGCCACCACAGTCTTGAAGGCATCCACCATGTTGTTGCACAGCAGCTCCATATCAGCGTCCGCATCGCCGAAGCCTACAATGAGGTTCGACACGGCGGATTTCAGTGCATTGACAGAACCGGAAATGGTGGCTTCCGCTTCCTTGGCGGTCGTTCCTGCAATGTCCATGCTCTCCTGCATGACATGAATGGCTTCCACCACATCTGCGTAGGAGGAGATGTCATACTTGACGCCGGATATCTTCTCCGCATCGGCA